CAGGAAAAGGCATCGAGCCTCAACGCTGGCGCTGCTTCAGGTCTTATATTTAGACGATCACGTGGCACGATAGCATCTCCTGAGTCTATTCAGGCCAATGACGTAGTAACTTTATTCGCAGGTATGGGGTATGACGCAACGGCACCGGCAGGCCATAGGTATTTGGCGGCGGTACGAGTTGATGGGGAAGCTGCACCAAATGGGGCAAACGCACATCCCGGTTTTCTCCAATTCATGACCGCAACGGGTGAAAGCTCATCAGGGGCGGCTGACGGGGATGCTTCATATACTGAAAAAATGCGCCTTACTTCTGCCGGGAATCTGTTGATCGGAAACACTGACGGCACAGACAAGCTCAGTGTAACGGGCACTGTTTCAGCAACTGCCTTTGTGGGCGACGGATCAGGGCTTACTGGCGTTGGCGGAATGCAATACAGCGCGATAGTTTCCTATGGTGATGGGCAAAATCCAAGCATTAGTGACTTTGGCAAAGTAGTTATTTTTACAGCAGGGGCCACGCATACCGTACCTCAGTTGATAAGCACAGGGGCTACGTACACAACTAAACCCGCCCGTACCTTACTCGTCAACAACACTTCTTCAGACATGACCATTGATAGTGCTTCAGCGGGTGACTATTTCAATATCAACGGCGTTCATAGTAATTCAGCATGGACTCTTGGCGCTTATAAAAGTGCGGCATTGACACCTCTCGATTCAAGCACTGGTTCATATCAGGTAGAGGATATTTTAAGTAGCACAGCCACCCCGACAGAAATTATAGTTGGCAATACGACAGCCACCGTAAGCGACACCGGAACCGACGGCGCATTCACTGTATCTCCGGATGCAACCGGCATCATGAAAGCCACATCTGTAGGCGTCCGTATAGGCGACACAACCAGCCCAACATTGAAATTTGAGGTTATAAACAATGGCGTAGCGGGGTCAGCTACCCGCACCAGCGCCGGAACTGGCCAAAATGGCGTGTTTAACTTCATTCACTCCAACACTGCCACCGATGCCGGGGATACGTTTGGATCATCAATTTCGTTTGGGTTTACTGATTCAGGAGCTGCCAATTCACTTGTTGCGGATATTGGCGCGGTTAGGGACGGATCGGACACTACCGGGGCCATTGTTTTTTATCCTAGAGTGAGTGGGACGCGCACGGAAAAACTTCGCATATCATCGTCAGGCGCTGTTGTTATTCAAAGCGGCGGTTCAGTCAACAAAGCAATCTGCTGGAAGTCTGACGGTAAAACCCTTGGCTACTGTTCAACGGTTATTGCTGCTGACGGCAGCTGCACTTGTAATTAACACCGCCACCATCACCGCCGAGGACGCATGGTGGCGGATAACGACACTTCAAACACTGTGGAGGAGGATATATGAATAAATCTCATCGTTATACAATAGGACTTGGAAATGCTACAATATTTCTAAGAATAAGGAATTCAATTCGTGAATACTATAATTTCATCACCGGCGAATGGGATGCAGCAGAATCAGCTGACACTCAAAAATTCATGACTGAATATCCTGACTCCTCTCCACTAGATTCTGGATATGTAGTTGAATTCACAGCTCCTACCGGAGGACCTTTTGATGTAGAGATTGTAGACTCCACTGATTCAACAGTCATAGCTTTAACTGATACAACAAGTAGTTCTGCTTCGGGTTCTGGTTCAGAAATAGAAAGGGTAGTTATAGACCACAACTATGAAGGAGCTAATGCTCTTGCTTATAGGACTTCACTTGATGTCGGAGTACAAGGAGCAACAGTAACAGCTTATCTTAAATCAGATTACGATGCAGATAGAAGAAGTTCAGAATATATTCAAGGAGTAACATTGACAGTAGCAGGAGGAGTTTGGAGTAATACAATGAGTCTTATTCCAGGTACCTATACGTTGGTATTCAAGAAGATTGGATACTTTGGACCTGATACTACGGAGGTAACAGTGGCATGAGCATATTAGCTACTCCATCAACCCAACAGGTAACAAATAAAAATTCTCTAGCTCAATTGAGAGTAGATGTCCTTATAAAACTTAGAGAGGAAGTCGGTAATCCTACCTTCTGGACATTCGACGAGGTAGATGGATATTTAAACAAAGGATACAAATTACTTTGCAAGGACGGAGATTTTATTATTTCAGAGGGACTTTTAACTCTTCAGACTAGTGTATCCATATATGATTTACCATCGGATTTGGTTGAGGTATCGAAATTCTACCTTGATTGTTTGACCCAAAAGTCCAGACTCAGATTCTCAAAAGCATCAGGTACTCCACTCAATTGGGATTACTTTGGTGCAGGTAAGATAATGGTAGATCCTATACCAGCTGCTACAGATAGTGGAGATACAGCTGACTTTGAATATAGGGCTTATCCTGCTTTGCTTTCAGCTGATGCTGATGAAGTAATAAATATTCTTGACGTAAGAGAAGGTGTCTTTAACTACGCACTTTACGAAGCTCTTGATAAAGAAGGTGATGGACAAGATAAGAAGAGAGCTTTGTTTTACTACAATGAATATGAGAAGTACAAAGCAAAAGCATTACTTGTTATTGAGAATATGAAACCGGCTTATGTATTGGCTGGAGGAAGATAATGGGACTTCAAAGCGTTAACATAGATCCAAGGACTCAAGAATCACTTATTCTTTCCTTGTCAAATATTATTCAGGAGCTTTATAATGTCCTTGATAATATGCATGGACTAGGTGATGAAGATGAGAGATATGTTAAGCTTGGAGAACTCAAGGCCCTTATCACCGATGAGATATCTGGAGATACAGATGGTACATTAGTTGCTGAGATGGTAGCTGCCATATCAAGAGAATTCTTCATCAGTGAAATATATCAAGATCTGATAACCAGAATAGATTCAGAAGCAGTAATTGCTAACATAAAGAATAACATTGAAGAAATAAATAACCTGTATGGTGATACAGTATCTGCCGCACAATCTGCTATAGCAGCTGGACTATCAGCTGAATCAGCGGCAACATATGCAGAATCTGCAGCTACTTCTGAAACCAATGCGGGACTATCAGCTGATGCAGCAAACACTTCAGCAGGGATAGCTACAACAAAAGCAGGAGAGGCAGAATCTTCAGCCACAGCAGCATCAGTAGCAAAGACAGCAGCAGAAGCAGCAAATACTTCGGCAGGAACTTATGCTTCAGCAGCTTCAACACATGCAGATACAGCGTCAGCTAAAGCTACTGAGGCAGGAGGATATGCAACAGCAGCAAGTGGATACGCTACTACAGCTACAACAAAAGCAAGTGAAGCAAGTGGCTATGCTACCACTGCTGTAACAGCTTCTGGAAATGCAGCAACAAGTGAAACTAATGCAGGTAACTATGCAACCAATGCAAACAATTCAGCTGTGGCAGCATCTAACTCTGCTATTACAGCTCAGACATACGCAGCTCAAGCAGAACAAGATTATACAGCTTTAAGTGAAACAGTATCTACTCACACAACAACTTTGGGGAATCATACATCTTCAATTGAAACTCTTGAAGGTTCATATGATGGTATCAAAGTTAAGTATGGAGTTAAGCTGGATGTAAATGGAAGAGTTACTGGATTTGAAATCCTTGGTACTGGAGTAGAAACTACAGCAGCTTTTCTTGTAGATAAATTTATCATTGCTAATCCAGGATATTCTGATGTAGTTCCTTTTGCAATATACAATAACAAAGTTGTAATGGATGGAGCTTACATAAAGGATTTGACTGTAGATACATTACAGATCAAAAACAATGCCACAACAAATGCTTTAAGTGCTAGCAGATATACGACACAAGGAATAGCTTACGTGGATAGAACCTGGTTCTCAGGAGATTCAACTGCTTCTGTAACTCTAACCTGTACAGGTGCTCCTGTTATAATAACTGGTAATGTTAAATTTGGATGTAGTCTGGTGTCAGATGGGGTAACTCCAGGAATGGCTTATGTTGATATAATGATTGATTCTACTGTATTGATTTCTAAATATCTCTCCGGAGTTGGTGGAGCTATGAATCTTACACTATCAGGGGAGATATTAACAAGGACTACAATGAATACTCCTTCTGCTGGTTCTCATACTTTCAAATTAAGGCTTAGAGGATTTGGTATGGCAGGTTCTGGATACAATGGAAATACTACAATGCTTTGGTTTGAAGAGGCGGATATCATTGTATTGGAGGTTAAAAAGTGAAAATAGCTATATATTCAAAAACTACAGGGGAGATATTAAGACATATAACTACTAATGTAGAAATAATAATAGATCAGGTAGGTGTTGATGAAGAATTTTATCTTAATGCTCCATCCTACGCTACACACATAATAAATAACGAGCCAGTTATAATAACTCCTGATGTACCACTAGATGAACTTAAATTGCAAAAGCTTAAAACACTTAAGGATATAAGAGATAATAAAGAGGGAAATGGATTTGAATATCTTGGAAAAACTTTTGATTCAGATCCAATATCAATACAGAGAATAACACTTGCTTCAATGGCTTCACAAATAGCTGGAATCTCAATTGATTGGACTTGTAAAGATGGTTCAGTAATAAAGCTAAGCCCACAGCAATTCAGTGGTATGTTGATAGCAATGGTACAACGGGGAGATTCAATACATAAAAAATGGAGGCTTATTAAAGGGGCATTAATATCAGCACAAACAAAGGAAGAAGTTGAATCCATAAACTGGAGTGAATAATGCGATCAGAACCCAAACCCATAGTATTTGGTTCACTCAATACATATAAAGCAGCCAACACAATTAATGAGAATGAAAGTACTATAGCTAAGAATCTTAGCATAGACAAGTCATTGAATGAAGTCAAGCCTCTTGGACCATGGTCTAAGCTTACATATCCTGCATCTATAACATCCTTCTACAAATGGGATGGACATCTTTATGTTCAATGTGGTGTTAATCTCTATAAAGATGGAGTTGGTGTATATGTTATTGATAATGCCAGTATGCTTTACTATCACCCTTTCACCAATGCAAATGGTATAGGATATCTTGTATTCTCTAACTCCGGAGGTAACTACAAGACTGATGGTACAACTTATTCAAAGCTAGGTGTTGACCCCATGGGTATTCCTCCTACACCCAATGCTGATATAGTTGACCCTGAATCAGAACTCTATAGGGTTTATCTTTCAGGATATTGGTCAGCTACATTTTCAAGCCCCTATAGAAGTTTGTTAGCCAATAAGAATGTAAAAGTACATACATATCCTCCTGAACCTTATTCTGGTGGTACAGCTACATATTCTCCAAGGTATATTGAGGTTGATAGGTATAACGACGGTAATAGTACAGTTGAGCTTATAACAGAAAAGAATATATGGGTAACATTTCCAGCTGATTCTCATTTGCCCCTATTCTACTTAACATTGGATACGTTGGATATTTCATGGGCTAATATCACTAAGCTTTATTTAAGCATGAGCTCTAATATAAATTTTGCAGTAAATGAATTGGTGGTTGAGCTTATAACAGATGCATATAACCATACCATATTCCAGCCAGATAAAAATATATGGACCGCACAACAAGGAGCAGCCCACAATCAGGTACATTTCCCAGGAGCTTTTCCAAGGATACATGACTACCTACCCTATAATTCCGAAGTGGGTGAGGAGCTTACAACACTTCCTCTTAATGCAGTAATAAGAGTACCAATAGCTGAGATGATAAATAATGAAGAAAAGCTTTATGCTATTGATATCTCATCATTAACTACAGAACAAAAAGCAAGCATAAAGACTGTTGTACTTTCATTAAATAAAGCTTCAGCAAGGGCATCAACTAAAACTGGGATAAACGTAAAACAGATGTTGACTCTTCCTGACATACAGATAAATCTTTACAGCATATACGTATCAAATTCAACTGGAGTTGGAAGAATAAAAGGTGAAGCTTATTCCTATATAGTAACATATAAAAATGCAATTGGAACTGAGTCAGTAGCTTCACCGCCCAGTCCATCTGTTAATCTTAATGATCAGAAGGTTAAGATACCAATAGAAGCTGCTGATGAAAGTGTAGAAAAGATTCTTATCTATCGTGTTGGTGGAGTACAAACAGAATACAGGTTGGTTGTAGAACTCACAAATGAAACACAAGTCTACATCGATGACAAGATTGATTCAGAACTTGGGGTTAAATACAGTGCATCACTTGACAAAGCACTCCCACCGCCGATAGGACTTAAAGGATTATTCGAACATCTTAACAGACTGTTTGGCTACAAAGACAATATACTTTACTATTCTGAAAAGAATAACTTCGAAGCTTATGGAGATGGGCTATCAAACAAGATTGAGGTAGGAGATTCATCTGCTATTCTTGGTGGAGTATCACTTGGAAATGTAGCCATAGCAATAAAGGCTAATAACAAGATTTATGTTATATCACAATTAAGTGAAGGAATATTCAGCCCCAAGAGTATAATAATTCAGGATAGTCCAGTAACTGACAATGCTTTATTTCCAGATCAATCAGGAGTTACATTTCTGGGTAAAGAAGGTATATATGAATTCAATACTGTACAAGCTTTAGAAAAGGCTATGGAGGTAAAGAATAAATTTGTAGGAGCAGCCGGTAGATTATTCAAGGCAGGAAATCGTATAGTCTGTACTAATCCTGGTTTGATAATTAACACTGTTCTTAATCTGATAACAGAAACAGCATTTGGCAACACATTAACATATGCTGATGCAGTAGACAATAAGATTTACCTCGGGTTCAGCAATGGAGATATATACATAGAAGATGCAGCTGGTACACTTTATCCTTTCAATATGGAGTATCAGACAAAACAATTTGAATATGAATTACCCCAGCTGTATAAATATGGAAGGGTATTCATGGCAACAGTCAATATAGTTTCAGGAACATGCACTGCTAAATTTTATGCTGATGATGTTCTGATATATACTAAAGCTTTGAGCAATGGTAGGAATTACTTTAAACTTCCCCCATACTATAAAGGAAAGAGACTTTGCACTAAAATAGAAGCTGTAGGTAATGTAACAATAAATAGTCCAGCACTAGTTATAGGAAATCTACCGGAAGAAAAATACAGATAAAGGAGAAAACAAATGGCCGAAGACAGCACAGCACTTTGGGGAGCAGTTCCAATTCTTGGTGGATTATTCTCAGCTTTAGCTGCAGGTAAAGCAAAGCAGCCCACGGGAAATCAGACTACACTTTCTCCAGAACAACAGAAGATATGGAATGAAATACTTATTCCCGAGTTGATGCAGAGATATTCCAGCTATGGAAAGTTCAATCCTCAGCAAAGAAATTTGTATCTTTCTGATATTCTTGGTGGAGTAAACGATGGATACAGTGGTAATGTAGAAGCCGTAAATGGATTGAATATAGATCCTGCTACAAGAAAAAGTCTTCTATTCCAAGTAGATAGAGACAAGGCTAAGAATACCGCAGCAGGCTATCGTAGCCTGGTTGATATGGAGAATCAGAGATACGATGACACATTCAATATAGCTCAGGGGCTTGGTACCACCAAAACCACCCAGTTCAATCCATATCCTCAAGACCCAGGAGGTGCTGCTATGTGGGGGAATCTATCAAACACATTGGGCTATCTTGGAGGTAACATGATGGGCTATAATGGAAATTATTTCAAGGATAAGATGGGTATTAATTTTGGCTAATACGTTGGATATACTCATTAGTGTATTCATTAGTTCGTAAAATCAACGTATTCATACGACCAATATGAAACCGTAATTTGACTAATATGGAGGAAAATCATGGATACTTCCGACGGACTTTTAAAATATATCCTCGGTGGATACAATGCTTCTAAACAAGATGCAGTTACTAAATCTGGGAATCTGTTACAGAGTCTTATGTACTTTGGTGGAGCTCCCGATCAGACTCAGGCTGTAGACCTTAAGAATACTTTGGGGTTTGATTGGCCCAGAGAAATGATAACTCCTCCTTCAGTAAAGACTCCTTCTCTCTCGGGGATATTCAATGGAGCTGGAGGATTCAATCCTGGTATGCTTCCTGATACTTCTGTATCTGTGAATCCAGGAGAATATAAATACAAGCCTGCTATGGGGTCAGAAGCTCTTGAGCTGGTAAAGCTGTTAAGTAAGCAGAAAGAGACTCAGAAACTTCCTACTCCTAACAATGTCATAGGCAGTATCATGTCGAAGAGGTCACAAGGTCTTGATCTTTCAGACGAAGAATCAATGTTATATGATGAATATCGTACAGGAAAACTTCCCTGGTTCTCTGAGTATATGGGAGGAGATGAACTTGATTTAGCAGCTGGTGTAGCTGGAGGCTTACGTACTTCTGCTAACAAAGATGCTGACATTGAGATGGATATGAAAAAGCTTTCTCAGAAATCAATGTATGATGAGAAACTGTTGAAGCTAAAACAGCAGGCAGAAAACAATCTCATGACAAGACATAAGCAGAATCTTATCAGCACAGATGAATTTCGTAAAGGTATGCTGAACTTGAAGAAGAAAGATAGTACAATTAAAAATCTGGTATTGACTAGTCTTCTTGAGGGCGAAGATTTACCTGATATAGACTTCAGTGCTTTCTACGGAGTTAAGCTTCCAGAGCAGGGTGGAATAACTGTTAACAAAGACCAAGCAGTTGCTGTAGTAAAAAGAATTAAAGCTTTCAAGGGTACAGATGAAGAAAGAAAGAAGTTGGTAACAAAACTCTTAGGAGAATATACGCCTCCTGATCGTGAATTCATTTGGAATCTTTACAGCCAGGGTGAATAATCATGCCACTTTCTAAAGAAGATTTTCTCAGTGGACATATTACTTCTAAGCCTTTATCTGCAGCTGATTTTGGTATAGGTACTGGTAATGTCATGACTGTAACTCCTTCAGGAGTAGAGGGTGAAGAACCTTCACTTGCTGAGCTTATGTATAAAGCTGATGGTCTTGTTCCTATGGGGGTTAAAGATACTCCTTACAGAAGACAAACCATTACTCAAGGAAACTTCACCAATTTTACTATTCCCAGAGATACAGCTATACTTAGCACAGTAGGTGTTGAACCCGAAACTCCTGATCAGCCTCATTCATTACTGCAGAAGATGTTTAAGGCCTTGGATTTTCCTGGCTCTAAGGTAAGAGAGTTGATGTCTGGTATGCCTGCTGAAGAAGGTAATAACTGGGCAAAGATACTTGAACAAAATCTCCTGCCTAAGCTTGGTGTTGATATCCTTGACTATGAAGAACCACAAGACTTGAAAGCTAAGATATATAAGAAGCTTCTGCAGAACAGCATGGAAAAGCAATACAACCCAATGGCAATTGATCCCAACATTCCAGATGTCATTCCTGGAACGAATGTAAAGAGAAGCTTTGTTGATCAGTTCAAAAGAATGATGTCGGATGTAACTAATCCTGCATGGCATCAGGAGAAAGCTATACAGAGCACTGGATTGGCTATGGATATATTAACAGATCCTATAGCTACACTAGGTCCTGGTATACTTGCTAAAGAATCAGCTACTGGCTCAAGAACTTTGTTGTCTTTGAGAACTCCTGAAGCTATGGGAATGAAGTCGCATTTCATCGACTTGACACCCAAGTTCATAAACACCAGAGTTAATTCAACACTTGCAGATGTAGGCAATACAATAGCAAAGACAAGAGTAGGACAGGTTATAGGCAAAGCTTTGATGCCGGGATTTGGGCTACCAAAAGATTACTACAACATGCATCAAGACCAGCTTGATAAGATTAACTACAATGTACAGAAGCTGTATGAACTTGCAGACCAGAAATTCAAACATCTTTCAGATGATGAACTAAAAGCTGTATCTCATTTTGTAGAAGGTAACACTGCTCCACTTGCTAGCCTTACTCCTGAAGGTAGGGTAAGAGTTCAGCAAGCAGCACAAGACTTTACTGTATTCAGAGATGACTTTGCAAATAAACTAGTTGCTAGTGGTGTATTGAAGACACAGCCGACCAATGCAAACTATGTTCCACATATATATCCTGGACAGACCAAACAAGAATGGATTCGTACAGGACCTATGGGTAGTATAAAAGAAGGTAGTCCTTTCTTCACTAAACAGAGAAAGTATACTACACTTGAAGAAGCAATGCTTACTGGAAAGGAACCTGTAGAAAAGATTGATGACATACTCAGATTCTACGGCAGTGCTGGTTACACTGAAATGGGCAAGAGAGAACTCATTGACAAGACTGTTAATCAGTTTGGAATAAAGGTACATAACATAATTCAGGCAGAAAAAGCTATGGCTAATTATGGTCCTGACTTCGGTATCTTCGCTCCACGAGGAACAATGAGTTTTCACAAAGAAGCATATGTACCTAAGAACATTCTCAAGAGTCAGGGAAATCTTATTCAGGTAGATGTTAATGATTTGAAGATGGGTAACATGTTATCAAAGAATGTTCCAGTATATATACTACCCAAATCAATAGCAGACAACCTCAATAGAGTGGAGAAAGTATTTGGAAATGATGAAGCTACAAAAGGTATTATAGGACTATATGACAGACTACTTCAATTCTGGAAGGGTAGAGTAACTGTTACATCTCCTGGCTTCCACCTCAGAAACTCCTATTCAAACGTAGCAAATGCCTACTTAGGAGGTCTTGAGGATTTCTCACGATATAAGACAGCCTATAATATTGCATCAGGCAAGCAGGGTACGTTTGCTGGCAAATCTTATGATACAATTCTTGATCTAGCCAAACGTCATGGTATATATTCACCAACAGCCGGACATTGGATGAAGGATATGTTTGGTCCAGAAATTCTTAAACCAGCTTCTGTACAACAACTTGTCAATCCTTTGTCTACAAGATTTGGACTAGTTGAGGGGGGAAGGAAGGTTGGTTCATCTGTTGAGAATAATGCAAGGCTAGCAATGTTCATAGACAGGTTAGCTAAAGGTGATACACCTATACAAGCTTCACTCCACACTAAGAAGTACCTGTTTGATTATTCTGAACTTACTTCATTCGAACAGAATGTAATGAAAAGAACCATCCCCTTCTATTGTGTTCCGGATGATTCTGAAGCCCTGACTAAAGAAGGATGGAAGCTTAGAAAAGATCTTAAGGTTGGAGAGCTTATTCTTACTTACAATATTGAAAAGGATCTGCTTGAATGGAAGCCGATACAGGGTCTTGCCTCATTTGAATACAATCAAGACATCAATGTTATAAGTAATGGGGCAAAGAAGTTTAGATGTACTTCAGAACACAAATGGCCTGTTCACAGAGTCTATAAAGATACAAGAAGCCTAGTAAAGTTTGAAGATCTTAAGGCTGGACATAGACTTATAATGTCGGCTTCTTGTGAAGAAAATGTAGGCAGTATATTCACCCCTGAACAAGCAGCACTATATGGATGGATAATAACAGACGGTACCTGGAGATTCAGAGGTAATCATTGTGAATCAAGAATCTATCAGAAAGAAAAATTCCTTGACGAAATTGAAAAGCTTGTTGAGAATAAGGGAAAATGTGTTAATGGGGTAAGAAGATATAGGGTTACCAAAGAAAAACTTAAGCCTTTGTATGAACACCTCAAGAATTTTGATCCTGTGTCAATAGTATTGAAACTTGATAAAGCAGCAAGTCAGGCTATGTATGAAGCTATGTATATGGCAGAAGGTTCACAGACAACAGAGAAGACAGGAAATAGTTATTTCTTTTCACAAACTGAAAAACATGAGAAGAACAAGAAGATAAAAGAAGCATTTCAAATACTATGCACACTGCTTGGTAAAACTACAACATATACTAACAGGGGTATAAAGATAGTTAGAGGAAGTAGATACAAAAAAGTATGTGCTTCAGAAATATACACCGAACATTATTCAGGTGTAGTATGGTGTCCTAATACAGAAAACCAAACTTGGGTAATGAGACAAGAAGGGCAGATAGTACTAACGGGTAACACCTGGATGAGAAAGAACTTAGCCTTACAGGCAGAAGGTGTAATAACTTCTCCAAGAATGGCAGCCACAGTTGGTAAGATAACAGGTAATACTTATGGGAAGAATGATAAGCTTCCTCTTGAGGATATGCCGATAGATTCTAGGACTCCATTGACAATAAATGTATCTGGAGGTAAGGCTCCTACAATTGCTAGACTTGATCTACCCATTGGAGATCTTCAAGGCGATAAAATGGGATTCTCTCCTATCTTTAGTATTGCTAAGAACTTATACAGTATGGCAGCTAACAAAGATGAAGCAGATAAAGCAGCTCCTGAACTACTTCAAGTCATACACGATAATCTTCCAGACGTAGCTAAGGAGACACTTGACATACCAACTATTAAACATAAACATACAGGGGAAGAAGTAATTGGTATGGACCCTAGGGTATCAAATATCATGACACAGATTACCCCAGTTATGTCTAAGATATCCAGGCTGGTACCTACTGAGGGTAACTTAGCTGACCCAGGATATCAGAAAAGAATATCTTCATTCTTTGGAGGTATGTCAATTTCAACAGTTGATCTTAGACATAACAGAGCACTGAAGCAATTGGCTACTAAGGCAGCTATCAATAACACAATAAAGAATGCAGAAAGAGAAGGTACACTTAAGCCTGCAGCAGTTAACATACTTCGCAAATACTTTAAGCTTCAATAGGAGGTGATTCTTGGACGCTAGAAGATTATCATATTCAAATCCATTTGATTCAACAGGTTTCGATAAACTCTCTGATATACTTGGTTCTGTTAAAGCCTATATGAGGAATACTCCTCTTGGCCAAGGACTTAACAAGTTCAATAACTTTACAGCAAGGACTATCGGTGCTGAGACTCCAGAAGAACTTGAGAGTCAGAAGCTACTACAGTTTGCACTTGAGAATATGAATCCTGCGGTGATAGCTTCACTGAAAGACATATCTCCCATAGTCAAACCAGCTAGTGCCGAACTGTTGAGAAGGATAGCAAAGATAAAATCAGAAATACCTAATGCTAAGCCTTCACTTGTCAAAGCTTCTGTACCCCCACAGATGTTCAATAAGTATCAAGGTGAATTGAAAGATATTCTTGGAGGGGGTACAATAAAAGATGAAGCTATTGCTAATGCAATGGGCAAAGTTGATGACAGATATAATATATCCACAAACAAGTTTCCTGAAGAATTTGAAGAATTACAACAAACTTTAAATGCAGGAAGTGATCAAGATGTTATATTACTAAATGCAAATAAAAAGATTAATGAGCCTGATGTGTTCTATAGTGACCCCAAGACAGGTGAGACTAATATGTATGGGGCATTAGATGACCTTAACAGTGGAATGCATCCCCAAGTAAAAGGTGTAGGTGATGTAGAAGATATGATTAGTGACATAGAATATAGACTTGGTGAACTGGATGGAAAAGATTATGCTGATGAATTAGGTAAGTTAATAGAAAGATATGCACCACAATTAACAAATAAATACCTTTCAGCTACACGCTCAAAAGATTATGAATCAACTATGGATAAGCTAAGTCAGCTTGAAGATTCACTTTATGAGTCATTATATAATGGAGATGTATCAATTGGGGGTGCTGGTAAATACAATTTAGGGTGGATGAGAGGCGATCAGCTCGATGACTATAGATATAAGCTTACCGATCCTAATATATTACAGGACCCAAACAGGAAGTTCAAAGATTCCTATCTCATAGATGAAATACAATCTGACCTTGACACCTGGAAGAGGCCTAAGCGTAGAGATAGTTTACAGACATATTCACCCCAAGAAATTTTAAATTGGGCTGAAAAAGATCCAACTCTAGGACCTAGAAGTTTTAGTTATTTAATGGAAAAATCTAAAGGATATAATGATGCCTTAGATTTTGTAAACAGGATTGGTAATAATGTTAAACCTAATCCCAATGAATATAATCCTAGAATGGACTACTGGAAATATATAGTGGATACATTTGTGGATAAACATGATGTACCCTATGGCCCTGACCTCAAATCATCACTTGGTCCTGTAGGATATGCATATTCAAATTGGGCAGACACCCTCATGACCAATGTAATACAACAAGCAGTAAAAGATCAAGCACCTGGAATATTTCTACACTCTCCTGAATCTATAAAGCTGAAAGGTGATGCTGCCGGTATGATAGATTCAGTAAATGAAAAATACTATGACAAGCTACCCAAGAGATTTGGATTTGAATTGACACAAGATCACCCATTTGCTTTTAACAAGTCAATTAGTAGCAGAGACCCAAATTTTGATATAAACAATCTTCCCTCTGGTAAAGTCCCCATGTGGTACTTAGACCTTTCGGATATCCTACGATAAGTACGTTGGTCCTATAATCCTTTTATGCAAGCAAATTGACAACTTATGGTAAGGAGGATGTATCTATGGAGGACCTAATCAAAGATCATGCTGCACTTGTAGTTGTATTGATATCTGCCCTAAGTTCAGGTCTCCTTGGATGCTTGATATATATCTTCATCAGTCTCAGAGATGAGGTAAGGGAAGTCAGGACACTCCTTGAAAAGTTAACTGGCAATATATTCAAGAGACTTAACAGAGCAGAAAGAAGCCTTGATAGACTCTGGGAAGCACATAGAATTCATATGCAAGAAGGTGGATGTATACAACCCCACCTAAACTTTGATAAGGAGGATGACGATGCCGATGAAAGTGAGTTCTAAAGGACTGGAGTTTATTAAGAAAGAAGAAGGTATCAGGCTCAGAGAATACAAAGACCCAGCAGGACTACCAACAATAGGAGTAGGTCATCTACTTACAAAATCTGAACTTACATCTGGTAAGATCTGGATAAAAGGTACATCAGTAAGATACGGTAAAGGTATAACAGAACAACAGGCATTACAACTGCTTGATCAAGACCTTGACTATGCAGAGAATGCAGTTAATCTGTATACCAAATCAATCCTTTATCAGTTCCAATTCGATGCTCTTGTATCATTTGTATTCAATGCAGGAGTAGGGGCTTTCAGAGGTAGTACACTTCTGAAGAAGATAAACAGCAATCAGTTTCAAGAAGTACCTAATCAATTGAGAAGATGGATATATTCTAGGGGTGAGATCTGTGAAGTACTCATTGATCGTAGAGAAAGAGAAATCAAGCTATGGAATGATGATCTATGACAATCGATAAAGCTTGTGCCATTCTTTGTAAATTGTCCTACGAAGATAATCCTGGTCCTGGCTTTAAAGATATCAAAGACATACGTTATGGAATCCACACAGTTCTTGGACATACAGTAATAACATTCAGAGGTACAGATAATTTCAGAAACATGTTAAGAGATGTATTCGTTGTACCCAAGAAGATAAATGGGGTCTTGATTCATGGTGGCGTAGCAGATGGATACAGGCTGGTAAGAGATCAACTCATGAAGGACATTGGTGAATTAGCAACAGGTCCAGTGATAGCAAATGGACATTCATATGGGGGAGGATTAGCCAAAGCTCTAGCAATAGATATTGGCTGTGAACTTATTACCTTCGGTTGCTTGAGAACATTATTCAGATTTGGTAAGAAGCCTCAGCTCAAGCACAGAAGGATAATAAATAGTGATGACCCAGTCCCAATGGTACCAAGAATATTTTATGTACATGACAGTAATGAGCCAGAAGTATTCCATGATTCAGACTTAAGCTTGATAGACTTTGAAGACCACCCGATGAATCTCTACCTGGCTAACATGTACAAGGAGAATGAAGATGATACGACTCTTGCTGCTTAGCTTATTACTTTCTGGATGTGCTACAATGGGAGTAAGAGAAAGCAGTGTTCTAAACAAAACTACAGGAGAGGAATGGATAGTTAGACTTCAGCATGATGGGAACCTAGATTTTCAGAAGGGTGAAGTAAAGATAAAGGTAGATAACAGAGGTAGAGCTTCTCTCCTGGAACAAGCATTACAAGCCCCTCTTGTTGGTATCATGGGGACTACCAGTAACTTGTTAAACAATTCTATAGAAAAGGCATCTGTCAAATAAATACGTTGGTCTAGACGAATAGGAAGCCCTAGCTCGAATAAACCAACGTACCATATACGACCAATATGAAATCCAATTGTTATGCAATATCCGGTCTGTCCTATTCCTCCGGGGACATCAAAGGCCGGATAATTTTTTGTTAGTCATCATCCACTACAACTTTCTTTTTCACACCCTTACCCCTTAGCCTACCATTTCCTTTTGCCATAAAGGCTTTTATAGAGGCTAGGGAGAATTGCCTTTTAGCACCTATGCATACATATTTAGGATACATTTTCCCGTCGTTGGGATAGCCTCTCAATAGTTTATTGAAGGCCAACTTACACATGTTAAGCATTGCTACTACTTGGTAAGGTTCATAAAGAATACATTCATCTGGAAGTGGAATTTGAGAATTTGGTTTAGATGCTTTCCTACCGACACCCATTGTTAACTCCTTTCAGTTAAGGTTATGTAGCATATGTCTCGGTGATGATTCATTACTTTTTCTACTGTCAGCTTGAAGACCTGTGAATCATCTTCTATTATCAATCCCTTCATTGCATCCATTACAGCCTTCGGATTGTCCACATCCCGTCTCCTGTTGTCCGCGAAATACATTTTTATTCTGAGCTCGAGTTGAGTCGTACACAAGCTCGTCATTTTCGAAGAGCTTAAAAGCATCTGCATGAAATCCAAGAAAGCTACTGACTCCGGAGCAAGGTACTTCTGAGTGTGGACTTTCTTTTTCTTCGTTATCAATCCCCTGTACATGTAGTAATGGTTTATTGAGGGAATCAATGTGGGTAGCTTTGGCTTCCTTCGCATTCGACATATCTTTGGATGTGTTGCAGCATACTCCTGCCATTCCTCCTTGGTGTACTTGAGCTTGATTGTTTTCAATATGCCTCCTTATCTTTGCTATTATTTCTGTATATCCACAATCATCAACAAGGTTATCTCGTTTATGTGCTACCTTTTCCCGTCCGAGTTTGATGCATTTGAGGACATAAGCTACACCTAGTGCTGTGAGTTTTCCTTGGGATGTGAATACTTCATCAGGAGCTATGAGATCGAATATCTTTGCATATCTTTCAAAGACAATCTCAGGAGCTCCATACTTTCTGTTGGTAGCTTGTTCTCTACCATTGACTACATCTTCTGCTTCAATTAGAATGGAGGAAGGAGCTGTAGCTATTTGTTCCGGTATTTGACAAGCTAACAATAAAGCTCTTATAGCTATCAGATCATGTTTGCTCAACGTACAATCTGGATAAACTGTAAGATTTCTTATAAAACTATCTACATCAATACATATATTTCTCATTAGTAATTGCTCCTTTGCCGGAAGGAATTGACAGCCGCCTTTTTGAAGTACAGGATAAAGATTTCTCTGTTGTTAAGATTAGTGTGAAGGATTGACATGTACTCATACCAAGCATTAGTCAATCTCTTTCTGTATTGAATAGCATCGGTAAGCATATGAGTCTGCTTCCAAGGCTTATTCTTGAGGCAGTTCATAGCATTACCAAGTTCACGGATGAAGGGAACCAGTATGCTTTCTCCTTCCTTTCTTTTGTTTACATACATGTTAACTTCATCATGTTGTATTCCAGAAAGAATCATTAGTTCAACAAGAAAGTGAAGACCATCAATCAATTCTTCAACATGATGTTCATATTCCATAGAGCAATCTAGAGCTTCTGCAATCTCCTCAACCACTCTCCAGGACATATCTTTAAGACGATGTTGGTCTCTCTTGTTGTCCAGGTTAAGGGGAATACCATCCCCAATATGAAATCCATTCCTTGATTCTATTGGGTGGTACTTGTGAATCAACTCCAATTGCCTTTCAAAGATGAGTCTCAATTTCTCCTGATCACTGATAGGAACTTTGAAATCTTCTGCTACATCGTTAATGTTCATAGCTTCCTCTCCTTAATTCAATTGGCCTTACTTCGATTACTCCTGTTGGTATGCATGTCTTTGTAGTCCTGAATCCATCATACTCCATAAGGTTAGATGTTCTTAGCTTGAATACTTCATCACCTAACTTCTTGAAGAGTGCTGGAAATTTTGATTTCTCCTCTATCTCTTTCAGAAGAATCATCACATCTTGCTTGGTAGGAGCCTTCTCAAAGAGAGCTTCTATCTTCTTCTTAGGAGCGTAGGTAGAAATCTGTAGCAGATACAATGTCTTCAATCAATCACCTCCTCAATATTTTCTGAACATGTACTCCAGTTTCTTTTCTTGCTTAAGATTAAGAGAGTCTCCTTCAACATTCAATATAAAGTCCATATCTCTAATGAATTGTTCATGGTCCTTGTCATCAATGTATTCCATAAGCTCCATCAACTTTCTAACCATCATTTTATTGGCACTTTGATTACGTTGGATTTCCATCTATGGTTTCCTTTGTGGCGTTGGTTTAAAATCCTTTCGTGGTACCATTATGCCGACAGGATTATTCATTATGCTATGGAACGATCGGAAAAATTGGAGGATATAATAAAATGGAATATAAAGCCAATATAATAATTTCCCAACAGCCCAAGTTAATATGACTGCTATCAATAGGAGGATGATTGACTTTATCATTTCATTCTACCTTCCCACCACTCTCCTATGTCTATAAAGTTATCAGTCATCTGTTCATCTGCTGGGTGTAACTCTTGGCATATGGGACATGCATAGAAATCAATTTCATATTCCATGACTACCTCCTCTCAAATAAAATGATATGAATAAAAGGTTTCTCTTCTCTATCTGCAAGGTTGAATACTCGTGGAATATATTTCTCAGCTAACAATTCATTGATATGTTCCTGATACTCTTTGGGTACAAACCCAACATGAAGATTATTGACTACAACCTTTATAGCATTAGCATCAAAAGGATTGTCAGGTTCAGGAACAAGAGATACTGCCATATTCTTTTCAGGTACCTCCATCTCAATGAGCTGTCTAAGATCTGTCTTTCTGAATGTTACTCCTACTACATTGAAATAGAAAGCTTTGAAGAGCTCTTCAGGATTAGCTTTCTTTCCTTTCTTGCATGCTACTTTGAACCGACAGAAGTGATTAGAGCAATCACAGCTGGGGAGTGTACCTTCCTGGAAATGCTTTACAGCTTCTGAACAATCCTGTAACATCTGCTTCATTACCTTGTCATCCCATTTAACTGGAAATGCCCTACATTCTCTTGTCTCTTTACATCTTACTATGAATAAGGCTTTCTCATATGGAAGTGGATCTACTAACTCCCGAAATGATTTTGATACTTTACCTTTCTTGTTATATTCATTGGTTACTTCATAGAGCTTACCTTCATGAGATTTCTTATGGGCCCAGAGGTAAGCTTGAACCTGAGCTTTATATTTCAAAGGAAGTCTCTTCTGTGAGAAGTATTTCCTGAATGAATTCTTACCTACGTTCTTGACTTCAATGACTGTACCAACAGGATATACTTCACCATCATCATCGAACTCTTCAAGAAGTACTGCGTCATTACTGCAGGTGATGAGAAAGTTTATTCCTGACTTAAGCTTAACTTCAAACTCAAGCCTATCCTCTTTAGCTTCGTGAGGTCTGTTGTACTTGATATCATGAAGAACTTGTTTGATTGCTGGCTCTTCGAATTTGTTTCCATCATCGAATATCTTCTGTGTCTTTTCATCTATTGGGTCTTGTTGATATCCCAAGAGTTCCATTGCTATAGCTCTTGGACCAAGACCTGTTCGTGAGGCGTGGATAACTGGCATGTCCTTCATAATATCCTCCGGAGTAATAGGGGAGCCCGGAGACTCCCCCATGATTGCAGATAATTAATCTTCCTCTTCCCAGGGTACATCTTTCATTGCTTTCTCGATAGCTTCTCGAAGGTCATCGTCAGACATACTCTTCTTGACTTTGATTTCCAGATCATTATCAGCAATGAATTGTTTCAGTTCATCTCGATCGAGTTCATCAAGATCAACCTCTTCTTCAGTTTCTTCTTCCTCTTCCTTCTGCTTCTTCTTGTCCTGCTTTTTATCTTTCTTCTTGTCTTCCTCTTTGCTCTTCTTACTGGACTTCTTTGTTTCTTTTACTTCTTCTTCCTCGTCATCATCGTTGTCGTCGTCATCGTCATTCTCTTTGAATCCTTTGGGAGGATCAATGAGTTTGGTGAAGAGCTTACCGAATGCCTGCTTCATCTTTCCATAAGCAGTAGCTTCATTCAGCTTATCGCAACATTCACCATCTGCAAAGATGTCAAACATATCTTCTTCCCAGTCTTCATATCCAATCTCCGAAGTCTTGGGTTTAACCTTTACTGCATACTTCGTGGAGAGACCTTCACCTTCTCTCTCAATGACAACATCATAACCTTCATCTGGGTCTGTGATATCTCCATAGTCTTCATCAACCAGGTAGCCACGGATGATCTTCATGATCGACTTACTCATGGAGTACTTCTGAAGCTTGTTGGTTTTCCTGTTCAGTATGTTAACGAAGAATACTGTCTGAGGCCGGAGGACCTTGGCCATCTTCTGATCTTTCCCAGACTCGCTTTCTTTTAGAGCATTGATGAAGTTACAGATTGGACATTCACCATCAGCATCAAAGCTCTTTACACATGCCAGACCCGTGCTTCTTCCGTCAAGTGGAATGCCCTTATGCATGATCTTCTTATTGAAAAAGATACCAGCATTAGGACCTTTGGTATGGTAAGCAGGAAGGATACGTATCTGATTCTTACCTTGCTGAGGCTTGAACCAAGCTCCTCCTTCCATTCCAGAAAGACCTTCTACTGCAGCTTCAAGATTTGTTCTACGTCCAGTCTTACCAGCTTTCTCTTTCTCTTTAGCCATTGTTTTGTTCCTCCTCTATCTCTTTTGTTTCCATCAGGTTGGGACCTATTTCACTTGTGAATACAAATGGTACTGGGTACTTACTCAGAATCACATGTCCTTTCTTTGTAAATTTATCAATGACTTGTGATACCTCCTCCTTTTCTTTTGGATGAATATCTGTTACTATAGCATCGTGAATGTTACCAATAACACATGATTTGAATCCTCCTTTTATCAGGGCAAATGTTATCTTGGTCATTACATACTTTGTTAGTTCTGCTACTGGACCCTGAACTAGAAAGTTAACTCCTTCTCTTATCTTAGCTCTACCCATTGGTGTAGCTTGTGAAGCTCCAGGTAGATGTCTAATTCTTCCAAATACGTTCCTGGCATTTCCATTCTTGATTATCTTACCTGCTTCTGTATCTCTCCATTTCCAACCTACCTTGAATCTCTTGGCATAGTTGTCCATGAATCCTTGCATCTCCTGTCTGGTAACATCCATCTTGACTGCCATTGTTTGTACACCAGAAAGATATATAACTCCGAAGTTCAATGTCTTGGCTGCCTTCCTTTGGAACTTGGTTACTTCTTCGAGCTTTATCTTGAATGCCTCAGCTGCAGCACCTTGGTGAATATCAATTCCATCCATGAATATGGCTATGAGAATTGGGTCTCCTGAGAAATTAGCAAAGCCTCTCATCTCAGCTTGGTCAGCATCGTCTTGTCTTATCAATCCGCCTTTGAACCTGGAGATAATACACCTTTTAACATTCCAGTCATGAGGTATAGAAGTTGATATGAATTCAAATCCATACTTCTTCAGATTATCCTCCATTTCTTCTTCCATCGTTTGTTTCTCACGAGGTATGTTCATAAGGTTAGGATCTTTACACCCAAGCCTACCAGTTACTGTACCTCCCTCAGAATCTTTATCTCCAAGCTCAGACTTGGCCAAGGTATAAGTTTGATGTAGACAACCATCTGATCTAATCCTTGATCTCCATCCAGTTATGAAAGTGTTCCTTGTATTGACAAGAGATTTGTATCGTACTATTGTAGCAATAAGATTCCTTGTTTCATCATCCTCTACATCTTTCAATATCTCAAGAAGTATTTCTCTAGCTGTAGATAAGTTCTTCTTCCATGGTTTCTTTTTAGCTTTAGCATTAACAATTGACTTCTTTGTCTTGTGAGTCTTCTTGTCTATATAGGCTTCATCAGGAATAGGTAGTCTGTGCTTATTATATATGAGGTCGGCTATCTGTTGTCCTGAATTAGGATTATCAACAGGTATCATCTTCTCGAGTCTTTTTATTTCCTTGAGGTATCTTACACTCAGATTCTTAAGCCTTACCTGATGCACTTTCATTCCGTTCAATTCTATCTCTGTAAGAGCTTTGAGAGTTTCCATATCCTGCATAAAGATCTTAGTTACTTGCTGCCGATTAAGCTCCGGTATGATCGTTTTAGCCAGAGACATATTATTAACTACGTCTAAAGCATTGTAAGTCTTTCTATCTGTATCGTAAAGATGTTTCCAAGCAGGAACTCCACACCACATTTGACAAGAATGTTCAAGAGATTTGTTAGGATAGTTCTCATCAATATGTGATAGAGCCGTAAGGGTATCGAAGATCTTCATGTTTATGAATCTGATCTGATCAAGACCTGCTTTTCTCAAAGCCTTAAAGTCATACTTGTTATTATGTCCTACTACTGTAATCTTACCTTCACCTTTCTCAAGTAAGCGATTGGCAAAGGCTACACAGTTATCTTGTCCTTCAAGGTATACAACTTCATTCCTTTCATTTGTTACCGACATACATTCTATTTCAAAGTCATCATCGAAGGTATCGTAGAATCCTCCTTTGTCATCTTCGTTAGTCTCTATATCTAAACACATAAGAGGTGTAAGCCATTCACTCCACTTGATCTTCTTTATGAAAGTGAAAGGTATATTCTCTTCTGTGATATCACCTAAGGCAAACTTTATATCATCAGCTATCTCATTAGCAAAGGCTGGACCTTTATAGAAACAGATGGAAGGATTGTATGTAGCAAAGACCTTGATTCCTTTATACTCAAACTCTTTTCTTCTGTTCTTATCTACACCTGAAAGACCAAGCAAAGCTTTGAGTGGTACAGCTCCAAGAGTTATTATTACTTCAGGCTTGATTCTTTCTATCTCATCTTCAAGATATAGCTTGCAAGTCTTAATTTCTTTTTGAGTAGGCTTACCATCGTTGAAGGGCCTACACTTAACTGCATTGGTTATGTATACATCATCACGAGTAAGTTCAAGATGATCTAGAATAATATCGAGGGTCTTACCTGGCTTACCTTGAAGAAGTCTACCAGAATCATCCTCCATCTTATCCACAGACTCAGCTATAAACATGAGCTTAGGATTCGTAGGTCCTTGCCCATACATACAAGGATTCTTGGAATTCTTATGGTTATCGCATAGTATGCAGTCAGGATTATATAACATTATATCAATCCTCGCTTCTTGAGGAATTTAGTTAAGACTCTATGTAGCATAATTAATTGACTTGGCTTGAATGATTGTACTGTCCACATCCACCCATTATTACTTATAGCAATATCAAACCTTCCTCGCCTGTTGTATTGGACATCTCTAGAAGGTCCTATCTTTATTTTCATCATAGAGTTACCTGATTCATTGGAAGATTCCATTCATTTCTAAGCTTGTCTCTTACATCATCAGGATATTCTTTTATGTAGTAGATTATGGAGACACCATATTGTTTCATTATCCTGTAGCAATGTCTGCATGATTGATGAGTACAGTACATAACTAATTCATCTGTTGGTTGGTGTTGTCCTTCCCTGGAAAGAATTGCATTTACCTCAGCATGAATGGATATGGCACATCGTCCAAGTTCATCTGTTATACAACCACAAGCTGTATGAACTAATTTATCAATACAATGCTTAGTCCCTTTGGGTCCACCATTATATCCAACACCAACTATTCTATTATGGTTAGTAAGAATAGCTCCTACTTTCCCCCTTGAGCATGTGCTTCTTTCAGCTACCATCAAAGCCATCTTGAGATAGTAATCTATGCGGTGAGTTCTTTCCATTGCATCCTCCGATTTGGTTATAATATATCATATATAAATACACTTGTAAACTACTTTGTTATGATTTTATCAATGATCTTTTTCAATTCTTTATCTTGTTTATATCTACTCCTGAATATCTTGTTGGTGGTCTTCACTAGCCCGAATCCTTCCTTGTCATTTGTAGTTATGTCTCTGAGGTTCTTGAAGACCATAGCTTCCATTTTCTTGTCTTCGAATTCGATAAACTCCAGATATTGATCAAGTACAGCGAACATAGGAAACTGTTTAGCATGAACATAACAACAGGTAAAATGAATTGTAATGGGAACATCATTCTTGATTTCCAAGAGAGGAAACAGATAGCTACTGAAGAAAATAAGATCAGCGAGAAACTTACGAGATAGCTCAGAAGAACGATAAAAGATATGTGCATTAACTATCTCTCCTTTGATAAGGTTTACACCAATACCCCTAATGCAATGATCTTTCTTGTTGTCTCCCTTGTATTCACCCACAGTTGAGAAGTATATGGAGGCTTGATCTTTTCCTTGTGCTTTCTTAAGTTCCCTTTTATATTTCTCTATTTCCTGCACTGAAGAATAAAACTTAATCAGGTTGTTAAGCTTGGTCTTGGTATATCCCATGTCGGATAAGTCCCAAGGTAATTTACCAAGCTGACTTAGATATCCAATGAAGTTAAGATGAAGCTTTTGATATCCCCTGTAGTATATACAAGGTGCAGCTTCAATTGTGAATAAGGTTTCATTTGCCTTTAGGTAAAAGTCCTCAGCATTGTATGCAGATATTGTTAGCATGTGTTCTCCTAGTAATCAGTCATATCAATTGGGTCTCTGAATCCCAAGAAGATTGGTATCCTTGGCTTATCTTTAGTTCCTATTTCCTGATACCGAAACTTAATAAGCTTACCAAGATAACAATCTCTATCTCTCCAGATAGTCTTTCTTAAATTCTCAGTAAGTCCTTTACCTGTACCACATCGGAGTACCTGTCCAGGCCATTCCTTACATTCAAGTAAGAATCCACCAAGAGTTCCTTTGGGAACCATACCTGCTTTACAGTGTGATCTCTTATTCAATCCAGTCTCTACTGTCTTCTGTTCATTACAGTTCTTTTCCTGTTCATAGAATCCTACCACCTTACCTTCTGTATCTTTGAATGGTTTTCTCTTAAGCAGGTATTGTTCCTTGAGTGTAGCCCTTCCATGTTTATATAGTCCCTGTGGATTACGAAGCATGATACCTTCATATCCTTTTCTTAAAGCTTCAGCTTCAAATTCCAGAACCTCATTGATGGTGTACAACATTCGTTGAGGTAGTACTCTTATGAAAGGATGATCAAGAAATTTCCTGGCTATAAGTTCATACCTCTTATCATAAGTAGTATCTGCAATCATAATATCGAATACATGGAAGAAGAACTTAGGCTCACCTTCAGCAGAACCTATACCACTTGATGTTCTGTTATATACATTGTGTGCATTCCTTGGGCCTACTGTAAGCTCACCATCAAGTCCCTCAAATTTTGTTTGGGATAATAGTTTCCTTACGTGTAGGTTTCTTATCAGCTTAAGCTTGCTGGATAAAGCTATTCCATTCTGTATAGAACACCTCCATCCATCAATCTTAACTGACCCCAACAGAGGAAACCTAAGTCGCTTCAGATCTTCGTAAGTATCTAAAGATTCAGCTTTCATTATCCGTTTCATTAGAATACACCTCTGGTCTCATAGTCTTTCCTGTATGCATGGAATGAGCCGATCTGATGAATGAAGTCACCAAGCTCTATCTGTAATCTGTTAGCAATCAAAGCAGCTAACATCATAGTCATGACAACATCATTTATCCAGTGCAAGTAGAAGTCACATGATCTCATGTTGTATATGACTGAAAGTTTATTAACTCCATTAACATTCCTTACAAGAAACTGATAGTACATCGAGCAAGGAATTCTCAAGCCATTCATTCTGTTATGTACATCTTCCTGAATATCAAAGACAGATAGTACTGCCCTCCTACTTTCAAGGTTATTCTGTAGCTCCTCGATGACCATACCATATTGATTGAACATGTGATATCGTTCTCCGTAGGTGTAATCAAATTTACCAAGCTCATTTAGGAACTCTTCCCATACCTCAGGAAATATCTTATGTGATAGTCCGGGATTAGGAGCATTGCATATCCTATCTCCTATCTCCTGAATACAATACTCAAAGAGTTTGTCAAAGTCCTTGTTAAGATACTCTGAAGTCTTCTTAAGCTTACCTGGATTGAAGTCTGGAAGTAGTATATTGAAAATTGGTATACTGTAACTATACCCCATCAACTCCTTGGTAGCAAAGCCAAGATCATCTGCTACTGTCTTATTCTGCATTGTCTTAGAGTGAGAATAAATACCCATCTCAACAAGGTCTCTTTCAATTTCTCGTGTAGCTTCGTAAATGTCAGCATAGATTCTCATTTGGTAGTCCTTTCGTAATGGATAAATTTACAACGTACTAGGTTTCCTATAGGACGATGGAACAAAATCCTTTTATGCAAGCTTTATGGTCCTCCTGTTTGTATTTTTGTTAATAGCGCTTGATGGATTACAAGAGGAAATTTAATTTATCGTTTGCCCCTCCTTACATTCTTTAATGATTCCATTACCTCTTCCTCATCTGCATCTTCATCTGATAGGGATTGTCCTGACCTATCATATTTCAATGTAACACTATGTCCTGGACCACAAGGCCTTCTTGCTTTAGACAGGAATAGCCTTGCCATATCATGTTCTGATTCTTCTTCGGTCTGATTGATTGATATGATAACTGAAGCCTCACCAGCTTTAGCTACCTTATTCTCTGCCATATCAAACATACCCTTCTTAAGTTTGGTTTCAGATGCTGCTGTTGATTGAGTGGTGAGCCACATAGGAACAGGACCAGACTTCCTTCTTGATAATCTTCTGAGGGATTTATATACTCTACCTAATCTCTGCCTCTCACCATCGTCACCTTTGTTTGAATCAATGAAATCATCTGTACCATCTGTTATGATTAGTCCAGGAGTACCATTCTGTTCAAGAAGTATTTGTAAGTCTGCTGTCCTGGCTCCATCGGAGAAATCTATTATGTGGATACGATTTGCCCAAGCTCTCTTACCCCTATATCTTGCAAGCTTGAGATCCATTCGTGTAGCTATATCTTTACCCATCTCATCAAGCGTAACAAACCAAACAACGAATCCATTGATTGCTGCAGCAAATGCCATGTTGATTGCTGTAAGAGTTTTACCTATTCCAGGATTAGCTTGTATGATACCAAGTTCACCAGGAAATAGTCCCCCTAACAATAACTCATTAAGCTTGTGTGAGAATGTTGGTACAGCTGAACCTTCAGACCAATCTCTTCTATCACAATCTTCAAGACTATGCAGTTCATATTTGGATGATGAAGTATCCTCTACTATTCTATTGAAGTCTTGTTTGAGTTGTGCTATATTGAGTGGAGCAGAGGAATCAAGCTGAGGAATTATGTTCTGAATGAATGTCTTGAGTTGTGACTTCTGGATTATATCTTGTACTATATCCTTCGAGAAGTCAACTGAAATTGAATCATCAGACAGAACCCTAAGGTATCTTCTAATCTTCTTCTTATCTTCTCCATCTTCAAACCTTTTGTACAAGAGAATCTTTAGTTCAGATAGAGCTAGTGCTTTATGTGCTGTTTCATTTAAGTTGGAGATACAGGAGAACATGAATCGTGTTATTTCATTTGTGAAGAAGTTCTTGTTCAGGTGCGTAAGGTACTTATTACCATCTTCTGTGAGCAGATACTTGATGGTTGTAAGTTCTACCGACATGGTGTTACCTCCCTAACTTACTAATTGCATTAAATATTCTATAGAAGCTGAGCCTGGATCGCTTGCATGTTCCATGAATATAGGTCTGCACCTCTTAAGCCCTAAGTCTTTTATCTGATTGTAGATTATGTAAGTCTTATCAGTTTCATTTCTTATGGGTTTACCTTTCTCATTGAATTTTCTAGCCTTGGGTTTATCCAGAAGAATATCTATCTCCTCAAGTCCTCCATCAATTAAGTCACAGATGAATTCTATCTGAAGGTCAGATAAGCTAGAACCAAGAATGCCCCCAGCATGGCAAACAACTGAGGTATGAATAGCATCCAAAGCACCTTCAACCAGAACCATCTTTCTCGGTATGCTATCAAGATAAAACGTGGTCCACAAGAAATCTTTAGTGTTTGTAGGATTAAGATATCTAGGGTCAGGAGTAATAACAGCACGAGCAACAAAGTATGTGGGATTAGCATCTTTATACCTCCTCCAATAAAGTATACCCCTTCCGAAGTAAGGATATTCTGGTGATGATGAAAGTCCATACCTGATTAACTGATTAAGAGTATAACCTCTACCCAAGAAATATTCTACAATCGAGGAATCAATTAAATCTGGCTTGTAACTTCCGTTCCTATATCCTTTCTTAAGTATGGTATCAAATTCATATTTCTCAATGATGTCCTCTACTCTTAATGTAGTTATAGGGGCCTTAATTCCTTTATCTGTATCAAAGGAGAAAAGGGGCTTGTCCTTGTTCATAATGTTAAGTAATGGATCTACTAATCCTCCATCACCACATTTGAAACAATGCCATAAATTCTTCCTCCTATTTATCCGTAAGTGACCTCCAGAATCATCGCACAATGGGCAATCATAGATTTCCTCACTGGACGGTCCTGCTGGCCTTTTTGGCCTATCTACTAATGCCAGAATATCTATCATCTGTTTTTCTTTGGAGTGTTGAACTTCTTCTCCAGCTTGTTGGTATTGACTCTGTAGAATACCTTCTCCTTGGATTTACAATCTACAGAGTAAGAACATCTGGTACAGGGACAACCTTTAGTTCCTTGATGAATCACCGTGAATCTTCTGTGGTCAACCATTACGCAGCCAGCTTTCCTGAACTCAATTTCTGTTGTTTCCATACTACCTCCTATTTCATTTAATCTTGGAAACGTATACGCCTTGTTTCCTAAGTTGTCTTCTGAGCCGAGCCTTAGCTTTCTTGTCTTTAGCACTATTCAGTTGTGAGATAATGGATACTTTGGAATCATCAGAAGTAGGTTCAGGCTCTGACCTTTCTTTTATAGGTTCAGACTTCCTACTTCTATTTGAACTGGAGGTGAGCAGTATGGTGGGGTCATTACTATATAAACACTCGAAGTACTTTCTATTGGAAGATCTCATACCTACTTCTGAAATCATCCATATAGGAGAACCTGGAGCACAGCTTTCACATCTAAGGAGAACCTTCCTGATCTTGCCATCAGGATATTTATACTTTGGGTTTTCATTGTTTCTGGTTAAGACTATTGAGTGGGAGTTCTTGGGTGAGTTGCATATGAAGCAGGTGGATATTCTCTTCGCCTTCTTTGATTTCTTAGCCATGTTAACTAAGCTCCTTTTACTGTATATCTGTTATATAAAAAGACCCTGGGGGCAAGGAGGGCTCAACCCCCAGGGTACCAAGCTAGCTCAGGATAGAGCTAACCAAAATTACTTCTTGCCCTTCTTACCTTTCTTCTTGGGGGCTTCCTCTTCTTCCTCTTCCTCTTCTTCCTCTTCTTCCTCAACCTCTTCCTCTTCTTCAGTTTCTTCTTCCTCTTCCTCCTCTACTTCTTCTTCTTTGTCCTTCTTGGATTTCTTGGAAGACTTCTTATCTTCTTTATCTTCCTTCTTGGAGGACTTCTTGACATCCTCAGTTACGAAGGGGTCTTCACCAGCTTCGAGCCTGGAAAGGTAGAAACCAGCAGAGCGAAGAGCCATGCGGCATTTACGTTGTGAGGTATCATCGCCTTCTTCACGAGCTTTCTCGAGGTCCTTGATCAGCTTGTAGATTTCCGGCTTCTTCTCTTTGATTTTCTTCAGAAGATCGGAAGGAATCTTTACCTTCTCTTTCGGAGTGAGGTTCTCAGCATTACCCCTTTTCTTGGGGGCTTCTTCTTCAACTACTTTCTTCTTGCTGTCTTTGTCTTTTGCCATTTGGTGTATCCTCCGTGTGTTGTTTTCCACCTTCATGGTGGTTGGTAAATTATGGGTTAATAATATCATACTAATTTTGGTTTGTAAACTGAAAAATTTAATTTACTTGAGAAGCCTTTTCAATTCACTGCATTTTTTCTTTGTCCTCCTTTGCCCAGATAGAATCTTCAAGTTCCAGTTGGTCAAGGAACTCACCAATGAACTTTAGAAGTAGATGCAATGAAAACTGGTCCTTATGCAACTGATAAGCCCTAAAGTTGTTCATGATGTTGGTGCATGTGGGATCACCGAAAGCTGCCCTCTTATGGATACTTCTTCCCAATCTCTCAAGGATAGCGTAAGCTACTTCAAAGTTGGGAATCTTGTACGTACCATCTGAGGTCATGAAATCCGATATGGTAATGCTGGTCTTCATATTGATTTCCATTACTATCACCTCCCCTCATTCTGCTGTTTAAGATTCTCAAGCGTACAATCTTCTTTGCAATACGTACATCTGAGAATCATTGTCTCATCCTTTATTCTTATTCTGAAATTAGAACCAAGACATTCATGTCCAGATGTAGTTCTATTTCTGCATAGTAGAGGTAGATCATTGATGTTTATGTTCTCCATTACCTTCCTCCACATTCTGGACATCTATTACCATTGTCATTCCATTCTGTTACATCTGATTCTGTTTGACAAGTATTACATTTCTTAAGTCTGACAGCTGCCATTACCATGACCTCCTGAAAGTTAATGTTGCATAGATTTCTGAGGGAATCTCCTCAACACAATCTTCACAATATGTTCTCTTTACTTTCTTACCATCATCTCTTACCCTTGAAAACTCAAACTTCGGAGCCGATCTTCTGATCTTCTTTTTACAGGAAAAACAGCTTGGTGGTACGTAAGGACTGTTTCTGATTGTAGCCTCATTCTTCTTAAGGTATGAGTCAATTTCAGATAACTCTTGGCTTCTATCTTGCAAGAATCTTCTGTCTTCATTGTCCATCTCCCTTGACCTCAGTATGAGTAGCTCCCTGAGATCTAAACTAGGATTCATGGTTGGACCTCCTCAAAGCTTATCACATGAGATTATAGTGAAACCTTTTACTCTTCCGTAATATTTGGAGAACACCTTGCATCGGGCTTCAAGTTCATGATCTGCAGTTACCTTCATCTTATACTTCTTTCCTTCTTTCCAGTACTTGACAAGGAACATAACTATTCTCCTATATGTTAGTCAATGTGGATATGAAGGTAACTGCAGCTTGATATTCTGACAAAAATTTGCTGTCCCTGTGAGTTTTGTTAACTGCTTTTGTAAATTCATCTACATTTCCAGTGAAACATCCAGTTCTTAATATAACTTGTTTATCAGTATGGAAGACCTGTAGATAGTCTGAGCGTGAGCCTATAGGACCTATACAGAAATACTTTATAAGCGCTTCTTCACCATACTTAGCACCTTCCAGATAAGCACCTTTCAGATTAGCATCTCTCAGATTAGCATCTCTCAGATTAGCATCTCTCAGATTAGCATCTCTCAGATAAGCACCTTCCAGATAAGCACCTTTCAGATTAGCATCTCTCAGATAAGCACCTTCCAGATAAGCACCTTCCAGATTAGCACCTCTCAGATTAGCACCTCTCAGATTAGCACCTTTCAGATTAGCATCTCTCAGATAAGCACCTTCCAGATAAGCACCTTCCAGATTAGCACCTCTCAGATTAGCACCTTCCAGATAAGCACCTTTCAGATTAGCATCTCTCAGATTAGCACCTCTCAGATTAGCACCTTCCAGATAAGCACCTCTCAGATTAGCACCTCTCAGATAAGCACCTTCCAGATAAGCACCTCTCAGATAAGCACCTCTCAGATTAGCACGTTCACCACCTTCTTCACCTAATCTCCATTTCTTATGCAGCTCAAGAATTTTATTCAGCTCTTCAACAGTATAAATTTTCATATCTGTTCTCCTAGTGGATAGTTGGGCTTGGTGAAGATAAGACTACTTCTTTGAACTCTCTCATATCAACAGGGGTTATTTCAATATCTTGGTCGTTAGGGGGACTGAAGACAATGTTTGAGACAAACTCGATTACTTGTTGGCCAAGATTCTTCTTTATCTCTTCATCTTCTTCATCAATGATCTTATCCAGGATTTCATTTATCTGATGCTTCATGAAAAGCTTTACTTCTCTTGCTGGAAGGGAACCTGTCTGGGCTTTCTCTGCGAACTCTGCACATATCGGACATTTCATTGCTTAACTCCTTTCTTCCGGAGATTTCTACTGATAAAAGACAGTAGACTTTCATGTACTACCTTAACAGAATAACTCATGATCTTGGTAATCTTCTCCTTTGGATTAAGCATGTCCTTCATGATGTACATTGTGAGTTCCTCCTTTGGGGTTAATGTTGATTACATACTACCATAAATAAAAGCACTTGTAAACGGAAATTTTATTTTACTTGAGAATGCACTCTAGGATACATTTCTCTTACTGCACATACATCGCAATGAATATCAAATGTCAGAGAATCAGCAGTCTTAAATTTCTGAATCATATGTTCTAGTTCTCCAACGCTGATTACTACCAGTCCGTTACATTTGTAGCATCTACAGTTTATTAACTTGTGCATGACAATCTCCTTTATTTTTCATCAAGGCAATCACCAAGAGTATTATACTCATCAAACATCCATTCACACCCAGGCCATGAGCCTTTGATACTAAGGGTGTTAAAGTAACATACATAACAAGTATAATCTGTTGGCTCCATGCATGGTTCACCTTCTAATCCAAATGTTTCCAAATACCAATCATCCATGACATCCTCCTTTCCATTAGAGAGCATAAAGCTTGCATAAAAGCACTTTAAAACATCGACCTAAGGTTTCCTATGGATTGGTATACTTCGTCCTTCAAGTTTCTTCATCACCTTAGAAAAGATGACGAGAGTTATGCATACCGGACCATGCTTCTGTTTGATACTTTGAGAATTGGAGAGTATGCGGTTGCATCTGTTACATCGTACCATGAGATGTTTCTCCTTTACATTCTGTTCTTTAGGTATTCAAAATACATCCAGAATCCTTGACAATGAGAACATTGCATATGTCTTCTACAGCTGGGAAATAACAAGTGGGCATATTCGTGGATTATCCATTCTCTTACTACCCAATAATCAAAGTCGGTGTAGTTCCAGGGTAGGAAGATAGTAGCTTCTCCATTGCAGGTATCAAGAGCAATGTAAGGTATGTCGGTATTCTGTTCTTCGATCATCGGGTAGGGTATTCGTTGGTATCGACATTCTTGATTCAGATTCTTGATCAGTTTGTTTATGGCCCAAACCTTCTCTAATTGCATGACATACCTCCATTTGATAGACATAATATATCAAAATCTACTCATTGTATACTAGGTTCTTCAGATTACAAGGTTAGGATGGAAGTAACGTAGGGCCAACCGTAATTGAGATACCAGGACCATGTAGTTTTGATCTTCTTAAGTTGACCGGATTTGGTTCTTACCTCTACCAGAATGTAGGTATCCATAACTATCTCCTTAGATAGAAGGGAGGAATTTCACCTCCCCGATTCTGGTTGATTACCGGCGGGATTTATTTACCTGATCCCAGAATTTGTTGATGATCTTCATAATTTCTTCGTTGCCATTCTCAGTGTCGGGGTGGAACTTCTTGGAGAGTCTCCTGAACTCGGATTTCCAGTTGGATACGTCGGCTCCGAAGATGTCTCGTGGAGTCTTGGCCTTTTTGATCTTCTCGGCTTCGTCATCTTCCTTAGGTTCTTCTTTCTTCTCCTTTTTGGCCTTGGGCTCTTCCGTTTTGTCTTTCTTTACGCCTTTACCGGAAGTAGGTTTCTCGTCCACCATTCCACCTTGGGAAATGTAGTAGTTCATGGACCGGAGCTGCCTCCGGATTTTCTTGGCGGTCTTGGTGTCCTTCTCTGCGTTTGCTTTTGCCAGTTCGTCGAGTAAGTCTTCAATCGTGTTCATCTCTTCTTCGGTAAATTCCTTTTTCATTTTCTTCTCCTTCTACTATTTATTTACCTTCTATGCAAACATCTTATCAGAGGTAAAGTTGGTTGTAAATGAAAAATCTTTTCTTTTGTGGATTTTCTTTATCTACCTGTAATCATTAACAAATTATTAGACTCATACTGAGTCAGAGACAGAGTCAATTGGGGCTGAGTATCATGCTTAGGATATCTCTATAGCATTATAATTCTAGCTTCCTCTAAGTATCACTACTCTCTTCAGTTATACTCTAAACATTACAAGTAGATAGCTGTCTTACTTAACTAATATCTTCTTAGAGATGTACAGTGTGAGATAGCTGTATCATTATGTTATAAGCTATTGTTATAAGCTAGTCTAATAATGCATTCTAAAAGAGTAAGCATGTAGTGTAATGCTAATGCTGTATTCAGTGCACCTACTCAGTCTTAAGAGTCCATTATATAAGGTAGTTTTCTGGGTAGTGAGAGAAATAGAATGTTGTGCTATGCCCACAACTCACCACCTACCCACCCCACCTGTCAGATATTAGGATCTAGCCGAGAGTTTAGACTTTGGCCTGTTTCTGCTATCCATAGTACCAAGCCCATAGACTTTGTCTCATTTCTGTTATCCGTAGATTTCTTCTGTAAACATTTTCTGAATAGGAAAGAGCTACAGGGAGTAGTTGTATGCGATAGCAGACACCTCCACAAAAATTACACCCTGTATCTGAATAGGAACACTGTTTTGTCTAGTAATCTGAGGAAGATCGTAGAGTTTCTTCAGTTTATTCCAAGATTTTTGTTTACAAGCCTGGAATTTCTGTGGTATAATCTCCCTTAATAACACAAGACGAGGACTAACATGGGAAAAAACACTGCCAAACAGAAGGAATTTGAAAAGGAACTCGATGAAACTAGGAGGGTTTCAGCTTCTGGCCTGTTAAAAGACCTTATGCAGATAGCACCTTCTGCCATTGACTTCAAGAAGAAGCTGATGAAGGACTTGACAGAACCCACTTACCTAAGGCTTGCTAATGCAAATGACATCCTTGACAGAACACTACCGAAGCCTACACAACAGATTTCAATGAATGCACAAGTCTTACAAGCCAATATGTCGAGAAGAGAATTGAAAGAGATCTTGATGAACAGGCTTGCAAGGCATGGAATTGTCGGTGATCAGGAATGAATGAAACCCCCACCTACAAACCAGATGAACTAGCCGAAAGGAGAAGCAATCTGGCTAGTGATTGCAGACTATGGACACCTAAGGATGCTCTCCTGGCTTGTTTAAGAGACATCGAAAAAGGAGAAGCTAACCCTTCCAAGATCATAATCGGATTTCAAGCTGCTGAAGGTGATGGAGGAGTAGGATACCACTACTATGCAGCTGGAGTAACAAACCTTGAACTTGCTGGTCTACTGGCAATACTCTCCGATAGAGTTACAGACAACAGACGATGACTAGACTCAATCCTAAATTGGAGAAAGCAGTCTTTGATGATCTGGCAGAAGAAGACTTTAAAGCCGGAGAAAAGAAGAGAAAGATCAAGGTTACCAGAAGAAAGAAGCAGGTTAGAGAAAAGGTAGCTCAAGGTGATCTTGACTTTGACAGTATGTCCAGAGAAGAAATCCTTGAACTGCTTGACATATTGAATGACGATGTTGATGCTGAATCAGAAATTGAAGAATGCCGGCTTTATCTCTACAAACCAAGTCATGAAGTCGCTCTCCAGTTTCATCTCTGCACAACGATCATTCAGCTGGTGGGGGGAGGTAATAGGTCTGGAAAGACGACAACTTCTATAGTTGATTCCCTGATAGCTCTAACAGGCATTGTTCCTAAAGCTCTGAAAGGGATATATCCCAAGGCCAAACTATTCCACCCCCAATTTCACAGGGTAGA